GCGTCCTCCAATAAGGCCAGTTCAATTTTCTTGAGTTGGGATGGGGAAATGTTCAGCCAGTTTGATTGGCCGAATTCGGAATACAGTTTGATCTTGACCTGACCACACATCTCGGGTGGCAGGGGTAAGGCCTTGATCAACTGTGCCTCGATGTATTTCTGTTCAACGTCTGTCATAGTTCTCCTTTGGTTGGTGGGTAATCCTCAAAGCCCCGCACGCGAGGCTTCAAGCATGACTCAGGCATCGTCTAAAAGGTTTTGCCTTCGTTGATCCCAGTCAGCCTGTTCGCACATCTGTTCTTCGAGGATGTAGCGAGAGGCAGACTCAGCGTCCTTGAGGGAATCGACTGACCATCCTGTATAGGACTCGCACTCTTGTTCAAAGAAGAGCTCATAGACTTCAGCATCGTGATCAAACTTTGCCCAAATCTCGTAGCCGTTTTTCTTGAGGATTAGTTTTGACATGGTTCATTCTCCTAAGTGTTTGAGGGTCTGTAATTGCTGACCGATACCTAGACCCTTGAGAGGTAATCGGACATTTGGGAAACCTTTAACGGCACTCGCGTAGTCAGCTCCTGCAAGGACTGTGATCTCGCGGTCATATGCACCTAGCATCTTTAACTGGGCTTGCACGATCTCCGCCCACTCAGCGCGTTCGGCCTTGGTCATGTTGCAGAGGGCTTTGTCATAGGGCGCGTATTGTGCGTGAGGCATAACAACACCATGAAGAGCAGAGAGGATGATCACATCTGCTTCAGCGCGTTCAGAGGCGCGTAGAGCAAACTTGAAGGCTTGACCTTGATAGAGGTCGCGTCCCTTTGCAGGGCGGTCTAGCTTCTAGTTACTGCAGGCTATAAGGTAGAGAGGCTTCATTAACTTACTCCTTAAAATTGATTGACTAACACATGAATAACGATTACGCCATGTCATGTGTTGACCTGTCAAGAGTTTTATATAAGTTTTCTTAAATTATTTTCTAAGGTGTTGCTGACGGAGCTCGCGGGTCTTTCGGACTGGGTTGTATCGTGCGTCCCACTCAGCTCGCGCGCGGGCTTCTCTCTTGCGGGTTTCCCAGTCCATAAGGCAGAGCAGGACAAAGAAGAAGGCGGACATACCGAGGATTGAATAGAGGTAGTTCATAGGATTGTTTAGTTGTTACAAAGGTATAGACGGCAGGACTTGGAAAAGGTCAGGGCAGTTTGAGGAATATTTTGTAATGACAATTTAGGCAGCAGAGCTCATGACCAGTCCGGCCTGACTGGTTTGCATTGTGTCGCGCGGTCTGCTATGTTCGGGATTCCTAATTCATACCCATGAAACCACCATGCCCCAAAAACTTACTCGCACGCAAATCAGAGAAGGCCTTGATACGATTCCGATAGAGACTCTACTAAGTAGCGGAGAAGGCAAGAAACCCAAGATCACTGGGAAGATGAAAGCCTTTGCCCATGCCGTAGCACTCGGTGAGACTAAGGCCAATGCGTATAGGAAGAGCTACAAGCAGGATGCCAGTAAGAGGACACTGGCCTGTAAGCCATATGAGCTCATGCGGGATGAGAGAATCCAGAGGGAGGTTCAAGCCTACCAACTGGCATTAGAGGCAGAGAAACATAGAAACCCCATTCAACTGAAGGCACTCTTGGTGCAACAGCTCGTCCAGCACTCACTTGATGAGGACTTCCCACCTGCACAAAGGATGAAGGCCTTGCAGATGATTGGCAATTTGTTTGAGGTCGGGGCTTTCCTTGAACGAAAGGAGAGCACGATCATCCACAAGAGCTCGGACATACGCACACGATTGCTCGAACGACTGGGTAAGGCCACCGATGTGAAGGCCAAGCAGGACGATGGGCTCACATTGCTTGAGGAAATCAGGGGTGATGGGTCTGCGAATCGCCCCACGGACACACCCACGGACGGGGTGGGCGCGCCTGCAGGCGGTGCGCGTGTGGGTGCACATATACATACTGTTCCACTCATTCAAACACTAGAAAAAAAAGAGGGTGGGGGCCTACAAAATTCTGCCGACACCGTCTTGGACTTTGACAAAGAATGACCCCCCCTTATGTTTTCCATACGAAAAGAGGCGGGGGGCATATTAACAGCTGTTAATATGAAACTTACTGATTTCTTACAATGAACAAAGAACCGATTAAGCAAACTTACGATGCGTGTATAGGGGCGTGTATGACTGAGAAGCAAAGGACTGTGTTCCTTGTGATAGATGAGTATTGGAGGAACTTTGGATATGGGCCTTCTATAGATGACATCATGTTCCATACTGGAGATAGAGGGCGGGGTAATGTACATAGAGTAGTGAAGAAGCTCTGTGACTTAGGGATATGCAGGCGGGCGAAGAATTCGGCTCGGAGTGTGCGCCCGTCTTACTTAAAGTTAAGGAACCTTCCTTGAACAAAAAACAACAGTTAGAGAAGCAGGAAGAGATAGATCTGTTTGTCAGGAGGGTAATGTTTGCCCTGAACCTCCCAAAAGCAGAAGCCGAGACTGCCGCTGAGACTTTCTTTAAGATGCCTTCTAACGAACAAGCCTCTTACCTTGACGACTTAGACGCATTAGAAGCCAGCCAACAAAGAGAAGAAGCCTTCGATGATTTTAATAAGTTCGCCCATGCCATGTGGCCGGGGTTTATTGATGGCCGCCACCATAAAGTCATGGCTAAGAAGTTTGAAGAGATCGCCACTGGGAAAATTAAGCGGCTAATCATCAATATGCCCCCTCGGCATACAAAGTCTGAGTTTGCCTCGTATATGCTGCCGGCTTGGTTTCTGGGAAGAGATCCTAGTAAGAAGATTATCCAGTGCTCGAATACGGCAGAGTTAGCGGTAGGTTTTGGCCGTAAGGTTCGTAACTTAGTAGCCAGCGAGCCGTTCTCTAAGATATTCCCCAATGTTAATCTAAGGTCAGACAGTAAAGCGGCGGGACGCTGGTCTACAAATAAAAACGGAGAGTATTTCGCTATCGGTGTAGGCGGTACGGTAACGGGTAAAGGTGCTGACCTACTGATCATTGATGATCCCCATTCCGAACAAGAAGCCGCCTTGGCCGCAGGAGATCCTACTGTCTTTGATAAAGTCTACGAGTGGTACACATCTGGGCCTCGTCAACGTCTCCAGCCTGGAGGTGCGATCATTGTCGTGATGACACGCTGGGCCAAGAGAGATCTGACTGGCCGGATCCTGCAGTCTGCGATAGACAAAGACGGGAACGATGACTGGGAGGTAATTGACTTCCCTGCGATTCTTCCGAGTGGAAACCCCCTATGGCCAGAGTTTTGGAGCCTAGAAGAACTCCACGCCCTACAGTCCGAACTGCCTGCTTCTAAGTGGAACGCCCAGTACCAACAAAGCCCAACCTCTGAGCAAGGCGCGATTGTTAAACGGGAGTGGTGGAAAGAATGGACAGACGAAGACCCACCTAAGTGTGAGTTTGTGATTCAGTCTTGGGATACGGCGTTTACAAAGAACGAACGCTCTGACTATTCCGCATGTACGACTTGGGGGGTTTTTTATCTGAATGAGAACCAGAATGACGCAAATATTATTCTGCTTGATGCGTTTAAAAAGCGCATGGAATTCCCAGAGTTAAAAGAGAAAGCCTTTAACCACTATAAAGAGTGGGAGCCAGATGCGTTTATCGTTGAAGCCAAGGCTTCTGGAGCGCCATTGATTTATGAACTTCGGGCGATGGGAATTCCTGTTCAAGAGTTTACGCCGTCTAGAGGTAATGATAAGATGGTGAGGATCAATTCTGTATCTGATTTGTTTGCCAGCGGTAAGGTTTGGGCGCCACCTACGCGCTGGGCTGATGAGTTAATGGAAGAAATGGCTGCGTTCCCAAACTCAGACCACGATGACTTAGTTGACTCTTCTACGCAGGCTCTGATAAGGTTCAGAAAAGGCGGGTTTATACGCTTGCAGACAGACGAAGAGGACGAAGTTCGCTCGTTTAGACGCAAAGTTTCTTACTACTAAGGATACATATGTCCATTGAAAAATCACTTTACGCCGCACCAGAGGGTATCGAAGCCCTAATGCCTGAGACTGAAGAGGACGGCGGTATTGAAATTGAGATTGTTGACCCTGAAGAGGTGACAATTAGTATGGGTGGGATGGAAATAACCATTGACGGCTCAGAAGAAGATGACTTTGACGCTAACTTAGTTGATTATTTAGATGAATCTATCGTTACTGGGATAGTGACTGACCTGATTGGTGACTATGACGATGACGTCAACTCCCGTAAAGACTGGATGCAGACCTATGTAGACGGTTTGGAGCTCTTAGGGATGAAGATTGAAGAGCGAGCAGACCCTTGGATTGGTGCTTGCGGTGTCTACCACCCCCTACTCTCTGAAGCTTTGGTTAAATTCCAAGCTGAGATCATGATGAGCACGTTTCCCGCTGCAGGCCCAGTGAAGACACAGATCATTGGCAAGGAAACCCAAGAGAAAAAAGACGCCGCTGTTCGTGTTCAGGATGATATGAACTATCAACTGACAGATGTGATGACAGAGTTCAGGCCAGAGCACGAAAGAATGGTCTGGGGTTTAGGATTGTCAGGAAACGCTTTTAAGAAAGTCTACTTTGATCCAAGTTTTGACAGACAAACATCAATATTCGTCCCGGCTGAAGATCTGGTTGTGCCTTACGGCGCGTCCGACATTCAAACGTCCCCTCGCGTTACGCACGTTATGCGAAAGACGGAAAACGAACTGCGTAAGTTACAGGTTGCTGGATTCTATGCCGACATTGACCTTGGAGAGCCCAACAACTCGCTGGATGAAGTAGAGAAAAAGATTGCCGAGAAGATGGGATTCCGCGCTTTGTCGGATGACCGCTACAAAATCCTTGAGATGAACGTAGAGCTTGACCTTGAAGGCTACGAGCACACCGATAAAGACGGCGAACCCACTGGAATTGCCCTGCCGTATATTGTCACTGTTGAATATGGAAGCATGAAGTGTTTGGCTATCCGCAGAAACTGGAAGCAAGGCGACAAACTCCACACTAAGCGCCAGCATTACGTCCACTACGGCTACGTCCCAGGCTTTGGCTTCTACTGTTTTGGTTTGATTCACCTTGTTGGCGCATTTGCCAAGTCTGGTACGTCAATTCTGCGTCAATTGGTGGACGCAGGGACACTGGCCAACTTGCCCGGCGGCTTTAAGACCCGAGGACTCAGGGTCAAGGGTGACGATACCCCAATCGGCCCAGCTGAGTGGCGCGATGTAGACGTACCAAGCGGATCTATTGCAGAGAACATCATGCCTCTGCCTTACAAAGAGCCATCACAGGTTCTGGCTTCTCTTCTCGATAAGATTGTCGAAGAAGGCCGCAAGTTTGCTTCTGCAGCTGACATCCAAGTTGCCGATATGTCTGCCAACTCTCCCGTTGGCACCACGTTGGCCATCCTTGAGCGCCAGCTTAAGGTGATGACCGCTGTTCAGGCGCGTATTCACTATTCCTTTAAGCAGGAACTTGCCTTATTAAGAGACATCATCCGCGACTACACACCGCCTGAGTACTCTTACCAGCCAGAAGAAGGATCCCGCAAAGCCAAACAGTCTGACTATGACTTAGTCGATGTGATTCCTGTAAGCGATCCTAATGCGGCCACGATGGCGCAGAAGATTGTTCAATATCAGGCGGTGATTCAGCTGTCCCAGCAAGCTCCCCAGATATATGATTTACCACAGTTACATAGGCAGATGCTTGATGTCCTTGGTATTAAGAACGCCCAGAAGCTGGTGCCTCTACCAGACGATGAAACACCAAAAGACCCAGTCAGCGAGAACATGGCCGCACTAAAGGGAATGCCATTAAAAGCGTTTATCTACCAAGATCAACAAGCCCACATTGCGACCCACCAGACGTTCATGCAAGACCCATTGATCATGAAGACCATAGGCCAGAACCCAATGGCTAATCAGATCATGGCCGCTATGCAGGCTCACATTGCCGAGCACTTAGGCTTCCACTATCGTCAGTTGATAGAGAAGCAAATGGGTGTGCCGATGCCCGGCCCGAACGAGAAGTTGCCAGAGGATGTGGAAGTCCAGCTGTCACAGCTCATTGCACAAGCAAGCGCCCAGTTACTGCAGGCCAATACCGCACAAGCCCAGCAGGCACAAGCGGCGGCATTGCAACAAGATCCATTGATTCAGATGCAACAGCAGGAGCTGGCGCTTAAGGGTCAAGAGGTACAGCGTAAGGCTCAGAAAGATGCTACTGATGCCCAGCTAAAACAATCGCAGCAGCAGATCGAACGTGATCGTATCTCTACCCAAAAGGAAATTGATATGGCGCGGATCCAAGCTACGGTACAAAAAGATCAGATGGAACTAGCCCAAGACGCTCAGACAGAGAAGAACAAACTCATGGCTGACATGATGAGGAATAAACAATGATCGACAAATACCTAAAACTTCTAGCTTCAAAGATAGATGACAAAGTATCCCAACTCCAAATGTCAATAGCCGATGGTAAGGCTGATGATTTTGCGGAGTACAAGAAGATGTGTGGAGAGGTTAAAGGTCTACTCACTGCACGTTTATACATCATAGACCTACAAGAAAGAGTCAATCACGATGACGATGACGAGTGAGATTTCTAATCTCGACATAACCAAGGCCGTGGATTTATCCAAGATCTTGAACACAAAACCAGAGGAGAAGGCTAAACAACTTCCCCGCCCAT